CAGTAGCAGGACCATCGGGCGCTCCAATCAATACAATCAAGCTAGCAAACTGGCATCACACAGGAACGGGCGCTACCGCTGCTGCCGCCACCGACATCAAAATTCAGACTATTTCAACACAGGGTGGCCAGACACCAGTGGCAGGCGCTCAAAGCCTTATTTCAGCCGCTAACTTACAGAAGTACCAGACTGTTGCTACTATTCCTTTCACGGGGGCCGAAGCAGTTACAGAATGGGGCTTGATTTGTGGTTCGGCCGTTTCCAGTGCAACTGGTTCGCCTGCTACGGCTGGTTCAGCTACTAGCGCTACCGTCACGAGTACGCCACTTACGGCTAGTTCTAGCACCGTCCAGGGCTTGCAGCAAAACATTTTCCACGATACTGGTAACGCTACGCCACTTTGGGGGCTTGTTACCTCTAACACAACCTCAGTTGTCACGGTTCCTGCCTGGTACAAAGTATCCGACGGCACTGCCGCTGGTACGACTCCAGCTAACACCGACACATTCGTAACTCGGCCAGTGCTCTGGGACCACAAAGTTTTCAGCGCCATTAATGTAGTATCAGGTGACTCTATCCAGTTCACCTACCAACTTACGGTAGTCAGTGGGGGATAAACCTCATGGCTGATGCACACAAAAACTTCGCATATTCCACAGTAGCAACGGCACCAAGCACACCGACGGCTGGTACTTCTTTGGTGGTTGGTGCTGGCGCTGGCGTAAACTTCCCAGCCGCCCCTTTTAATGCCACCGTATGGCCCGCTGGTTCCCAGCCGACTGTCTCCAATGCGGAAATTGTCCGTGTTACGGCTATTTCGACCGATACTTTTACAATTACTCGTACTCAAGAGAGTAGTGCTAACCGCTCTATCTTGGTGGGCGACCAGATTGCCGCAGGCATCACTGTAAAAGCTCTCACGGACATTGAGCCGTATATTAACCCTACGGGTGCTATTAGCCCGTATGCGGGTCGTACAGCGCCTAGCAACTGGTTAATTTGTGACGGTGCCAGTGTTTCGCGCACCACTTATGCAAACCTTTTTGCGACCATTGTGCCAAATGTGGGCAACCCGACTGTTACTATTGCCACTCCTGGCGTGTTTACGCTGGCCTCTCACGGCTTTCAGACAGGTGACACGATATTCCTTACCACTACGGGTGCTTTGCCTACTGGATTGACCGCAAACACGGTTTACTACGTTATTTTTGCTAGTTCAAGTACATTCCAGTTAGCAACTACCTTTGCAAATGCCCTTGCGTCCACGGCAATTACTACGTCAGGTACACAGAGTGGCACCCACACCATTTGGGCGTGTCCGTACGGGCTTGGTGACGGTTCTACTACTTTTGGTGTTCCAGACCTCAAAGGACGCGTTGCAGCGGGTAACAATTCAATGGGTATTGGTGGTGTTACTAGACTTACTCTATCGGCCACTGGTGGTTCAGCGGGTAACTTAGGTGCAAGTGGTGGTGAACAGGCTCACCAACTTATTACTGCCGAAGTCCCATCTCATACTCATACACTTCAATCATTCACCGCGGGTGCTGGTGGTGGTGGACAGCCACTTAGTTCAAATAACACTGGTAGCCAATCTTTCCCTGCTACTAACTCCATCGGTGGTGATGGTTCTCACAACAACGTCCAGCCTACTCTAGTCGTAAACTACATAATCAAGACGTAATGCCATGTTTGGAACAAATTACTTTGGCCAACCATACTACGCCCAAGGCTATGCAGGCACGGTCGCGGGTACCGTCTACACCTCGACACTCACAGGTAGCTTGACTTCCAGCGGCGCTCTCCCAAAGCAAACGGCTCGTATTGTCACGGCTCAGCTCACATTTACAGGGGTATTTGCAAAAAAAAATCAAAAGACTTTCACTGCCAACCTTAGTTTTGTTGGTGTATTTCTGAAAACTATAAAACGCCTCTTGACTGCCAACCTCAGCTTTACAGGTGCATTTTCTCGCCAAAACAAAAAAACGCTCACTGCCAATCTGACTTCTACAGGCAATTTGAAAAAATCTACGGCTCGGTTGCTCACAGGTAGCGTGAGTTTCATTGGTTCACCGTTCTTTAAACTGATAAAAATGCCGTTTACTGGCAGCGTTAGTTTTGTTGGTAACTTCTTTAAAACACCTAAAAAGCCACTCACGGGCCAGCTTAGTTTCATTGGTGGCTTTACCAAGCGCGCTAATCGGTCGCTCACTGCTAACCTCAGCTTTTTAGGGGTGTTTAAGAAGACCACCAAGCGGTTACTCACTGCTGGCGTGTCGTTCAGTGGATTTTTGGCACATTTATTTGGTAAATTCTTCATTCCGACTCTAACTTTTGTTGGTAGCTTTGCCAAAACCACGATGAAAGTATTTACGCCGACGCTCTCATTTAGTGGCCTGATGTCGTTTTTCCACGCAGCTATGGTCCGACCGCTCAGCATTATTATGAATACTTTTAGCCGTACCTCTGATATGAACGAGTCGTCTACTTCGGCTAGCCTGTCGGGCGCTAGTCCAGTTGTAGGCTTATCTGACGCCACCAATAAAAGTGATATTACAAGTAGTAACCCTAATGCTATAATCAATTCAGACGATAATAAAAGGACGCTAGGAAACTAATATGGCAACACAAAGAATTACCACCGTTCAAGGAAACACCGCACCACCACTGTTACTGACCGCTAAGCGCTCTGGCACTGCTATTGACGTTACTGGTGCCACAGTTGATGTAATAATTGCAAAGGGTGGTGTTCAAGTGAACACTGGCCACACGTTGTGTACCATCGTTACGCCGACGTCGGGTATCGTAAGTTATACTCCTCAAGCGGGTGTTTTTGCCACTCCTGGCACCTATAAGGCTGATTTGCGCGTTACCTATGCTGATGCAACAGTTGAGACTCTGTATGACCAACTTTTAATAAAAGCTAGGAAACACTTATGATATTATCTGATATTCGTTTTTCGGTTCGTAACCGTCTCGATGACACTAGCTTTGACCAATCCACTGTCGATGAGGCTATTAACTTCGTTCACGACGAAGTTTTCAATGAACACCGTATCCGTTTTATGGAAACGAACGATGACCTTTTTGTTTCTCCGAACGACACTACCGTTGATATGCCCGACGACATGCAAACACTGATAAATGTTCACGTTACTAGCCCGATAGTCTACAACATTTTGAACAAATACATGGAGTACGGCGATTTTATGAAAGCCTACCCTGGCTATATGACATACACGCCCTCAGAAGTATATTTGTGGACTGATTTTGGCAATGCTATGCGATTTGCTTCACCTGTTTTGGCGGCCACCACCATCAATATCGACTACCTACGCCGACCACAGCTTTTGGTGGGTGATGATGACATCTCGGATATTCCCGACCAGTACAAAGAAATGGTCGTTTTAGGTGCTCTAGCCCGCTGTATGGAGCGCAACGAAGACTACGGCGAGGCCAGTAGCGAGCGCAACAACTATAATGCTCTGAAAACTACGTTTATTCGCAATGAGGGACGCGGTGGCATCAAACTTGGCCCAACAATTATGCGTACTAACAGGCGTGGACGAGGAAGTTACCGCGCAGATAGGGACTTCTAGTTATGCAGTCGGCATTTTCACCGCCGCGCGGCAACCCACAGGCTACAGCTCAGCCAGCCGTTGAAGAAACCTACGACTTGCGTGG